GGCATCGACGACCACGACTGGGACGGCGCGAGTGAACTGTCTGACGAGGAAGGTAAGCAGTTAGCACGTGACATTGACGAAGCAGTACGTCAAGGCGCACTAGCGGCTGGCAAGCTTGGCTCAGGTGGTGATCGTTTGTTCGATGACTTGTTACAGACAAAGATCGACTGGCGTGAAGCACTGCGGGAGTTCATCTCCACAACATGTACAGGTAACGATTACTCAACATGGCGGCGGCCCAACCGTAGGTTTGTGTCATCGGGCTATTACATGCCATCGGGTGTGAGTGAACAGGTGGGTGAACTTGTAATTGCTATCGACACATCGGGCTCTATCGGTGGGCGTGAGTTGGCACAGTTTCTTGGCGAGGTCAAGGGTATCTGTGATCAGGTTAAGCCTGAAACCGTGCGGCTGTTGTACTGGGATACCGAGGTGTGTGCTGATGAGCGGTACACCGGTATGGAGATTGAACACATTGTGGACTCGACCAAGCCCGAGGGCGGTGGTGGTACGACTGTGGAGTGTGTGCCCAAGTACATGGCAGACGGTGGTATTAAGCCGCAAGCGGTGGTGGTGCTGACTGATGGCTACTTAGGTAATTCGTGGGGTACGTGGGCTTGCCCCGTGCTGTGGTGCATCGTGGGTAACAAGAGTGCTTGCCCTGATGTTGGTAAATATGTACATGTGGAGGACTGAGATGAGTAACGAGATGAAACCCTGCCCGTTCTGTGGTGGGCATGAAGTAGAGATACGTGAGCGCAACTCGACGGCGGGTGTGTTCTCTGTATCCGTGTTGCACTGGTGCAAAGATGGGGGCAAGCCTGTGCTCAAACCTGTCGAGTGCATGGGGCGTACACGGGAAGAAGCAGTGCGCCTGTGGAATAGACGCGCTTAACGTGTTAGGGAATCCCTAACAAAACAAACCAAACCTAAACCTTAAAAGGAACGAAGATGATATTAAATACATTTGATGAAGTGGTTAATTGGTACAACATAACCAAGCCTGTCGTAAGTAAACACCACAAGGCAGAGGACAACATTCGCCCTATCGGTAGCCGCAAGCGTAAGTGGGAGCGCATTCTCAAGGTGGACGCTGAGACATACTGCCTACTCGATGGCCTGTGGAGTTGGCATAGTGGGGAAAAACAAGCGAAGAAGCAGTATGAGCAAGACATGGCACCGATCATGTGGAAGCGTGAGGCTGATGGCGACTACATCTACATACGCAATGGCGTAATAGGGTCAGTACCTATCGCACGGTATAAGTTCTTACAGTGGTATCTGCCTACAGGACTGCGGTTCAGGAGCAGCCAGCAGGGTAAGCACGGGGTATCCGCTAAGACACCGACAGGGTATGAGGACTTTCCCTTACCTAAGACTGCGTATCGTTGGGAATACCCAAAAGGTGCGGCGACCGAGGATGATGGCAAGCGACTGCGGTTCAAGGTAAACGGTGATGGCACGTTCACACGTGAGGGTGAGCAGTTCACGGTTACGGTGAAGCAGATAGACAGAGAACGTAAGAAGCAGTGGAAGCCCATGATCAATGCGTTCTATGACCATGCAGGGGCGTTAGCTTCTATGCTGGATACATCGTATGAATCGCGGACTTTGTATGGACACATGATCACAGAGTGGAGCAGAGAGAACATGCCCAATAGTGTGTTTAATTACTCCCCATGGGGTAGGAATGGCGTGTTCCCACAAGAGCTTGCAAGGGCTATCGTGGCAGATGAGGCACATCCGATGCGTGTACCGCTGATGGCGTTGGTAGTGTACGAGATTGGTGGTAAGCGTCCGGTCACTTCACAAGATGTATTGCGCGAGATCCGTGCGGCGTTCAACCGCAAGATGAACACGTTGTTAGGTATGTACGAAACAAAGGAGATATAAGATGGCTTTTAAACATATATCAGTAGCTAAGATAGAGCGAGCTACTAAAGATTATTTAGCTCGATTAGCCAATTGGGTCGAGACTGTGAATGAGAATGACCCGCCTGTTGATAAGGTAGACGGCATAGCTGTCGTACCACAGTTGGCGGCGTTTTGCGCGGCAATCCGTAAGGTAAGCCGCCACATTAAGTTTGGTGTTGATAGTCGCACATCTTTACGCCACGTATGCACGGAAGTGTATGCATACTTTGAAGGTCAGCCGTATGCCGTGATGTGTGTGGGGTTTGGCGACTACTCAGACAAGCGGCGTAGTGGGCGGTCTAAGTACATGGTACAGGCACGGATGATCAACAACCAAAAGTATAGACCTGACCGTGATCAGTACACCATGGCAACAGCGGAGGACTTGGAACGTGCGATTAAGAACGTCAAGCGTTACATGATTCCGTACTCTGTGGTCGAGTGTGCTAACTTAACATACTACTTGTTTAAAAATAACTTAGAAGTAGTAGGCTCTACCCAACAGGAAGCCGTTGTTACGGCTAGGCAGAGTGTGATTGGTACGGAAAGCTTACAGCGTGAGTTGTTCCATCTACTAGACGCAGGGTATGAGTTTGTATCGCCGGAGTTTCGCAACCACGTAGTCAAGTGGCGTGAAGATGTTTTAGCGCGTGAGGCTGAGAAAGCCCGCGCCAAGCATGGATACTACGTGACGGCACGTATACAGCAGGACGAGATGGTGTGTGATGTGATCGAGGCGCTAGACATAACAAGTCGCTGGGCTGTAGATCGCGCTGTGCCGGTAGCAACATACAAGATGAGTGAACTGCCTGACAACATTGCAGGGGCGGTTGCCGCATTGAGTATGGTGGACAACAACCACTTTGTGCGTGATGTAGGAATGCGGGTGGACAGTACAACCTTTTGGGTGCAACAATGACTCCAAAACGTTTAGTTCTAACTATGCTTAGTAACCCTACTAAGGTAAACACAGGTACGTCTATGACTCGCAAGATGATTCAAAAGCTTAGGCTTAATGAGTTAGCTCCTAGCCAACGTAAGGAAACGGCGGCGGCTGTGTATGGGTACGACCTATTTATGGCTAGTAGAGCCGGTGTGTGGGCGGACTCTGTGAGCAAGATGTCAGAAAACTTGACCTACCGTGTAAGCACGGCGGCAGATGGTGTAGATGTAATTTGTTTTGGGCTAGAAAACGTTGACTCAAATATTGATGGGCACTATGATACCCCTAACGATCTACCTAGCTGGGTACAGGAACGTCTTGCTGTTTTAATGATCACGAGCCCAAGCCCACCAACGAAAGAAGTGGCGGGTATAGGTAGGAGGATATCGAGGGATGTGTTTTGGGTATACCCACCCACGACCGTATCTTGATGCGTTGGCACGTGCGCTTCACGTGCCGTTTAACTTAACTTATAGGAAACGAAGATGACTACGAAAACAAAACGGAAGACTACGCCTAGCGACTCACAGCGCATTCGCACCATGGTCTACAAGGGTTACAGCAACAAAGCTATTGTTGAAAAGCTGGGGGTTCGCCCACAAGCCGTATACAACATACGGTATCAACTTAACAAGGCTAGAGGTTTGGGCTCTATTGGCAAACTGCCAAAGCAACCTACTGATGGCATCGGTGCGCCACCCAAGCGCCGCATGAGAGCAGGAACTGGCATCAAGGCCCAGCCCAGCCCATACGTACACCCCGCACAGAATGTGTACCCAATACCTACGCTTCCGACTGAGTTGGAGATCACCATGGTCGAGCCTACTCTATGGCAACGTATCAAGGAGTGGTTCCGTGGCTGATACCGAGTGGGCGTTAGCCCGTACCAAACACGGTGGGTATTTAGGCGGCAAAGAGCGCCCTGAACACTACGTATGGCGCACGATGATGGCTCGGTGCTATCGCCCTACAGCTAGCGGGTACGAATACTACGGGGCCAAAGGCATAAGCGTCTGCAAGCAATGGCACACATACGCAAACTTCATAGCCGACATGGGAGAACGTCCGAGCGCAGATCACAGTATCGAGCGAAAGAATACTCGTCGGGGGTACTCACCCGCAAATTGTGTGTGGGCGACTCGAAGTGAGCAGCAAAAGAATAAGACCACCACCAAGCGGTACACGGAGGGGGTATTCACTGGAACGCTCGTCGAGTGTGCGGCAATGCTCGGTATATCAAAAGAACTTGCCCATTGGCGCTGGAAGCAATGGGGGACATTTGAAAGGAACAAAGAATGGCACAGACTCCCGAAAGTCGCGTAAAACAGCGGGTGGTTGCCCAGCTTAAAGCGTTGGGCGCTTACTACTTCTATCCAGTTACTGGTGGGTATGGTGGTAGCGGTGTTCCCGATATTGTTGGATGCCACAACGGATGGTTCTTTGGTATTGAGTGCAAGGCGGGTAAGAACAAACCCACTGCACTACAGCAAAAGAACTTAGACAGCATCAAAGCCAAGGGCGGTATCGCCATGGTTATCAATGAGGACAACATCGACCACGCATACCAAACCTTGCATTGCTTACCATTTAACACCTCATTCAAAAAATGATTAACTGCCCAGTATGCGGCGCATGGGCTAGTGTCTTGGAGACACGCATGCGCTTAGATAACACCAAAAGACGGACGCACCTGTGTGCTAACGAACATAAATTTAAGACCGTTGAGATGCTACAAGAAGATCTTGAGCGGCTTACACCCAACTTAGGAGTAACCAATGTACGACGCACTGCGCAACGTAATGACGCTTGCAGACCTAACACAAGAGAACAAAGAAATGAAAGAACATATAGCACAGCTACAGCAGGAGCTTAGCACCGTGAAAGAAGAGAACGCACAATTCAGAGTAGCACTAGCCCGAATCTTGGCGGTGTCTAAGCTGGCATTTAAGGAAAACGCCGAATCAACTGGGGGACAAGCATGAGTAACAAACTAATTAAATTAACAGAAAAAACTAGCGCAGGGCTTTGTGATGCGCTGTTCGAGGAGTTCGACTTGCTACGCAACGGACTCAGCGATTCACACCGAGCGTCAGCCGTGGCAAAACTAGCGGTGCAGATTATCAACACTAAGAAGCTTGAGATTGAGGCTGCTACATTCCACAAAGCAGGTCTGCGTTTTACACCGCTGGCTTTAACGGCTAGTGGCATACCCATAGGCAAGAAAGAAAAGCATGCTTAAGTCGGCGCTTGACTTCATGCAACAGACTGACAGGCCACATGTACATGGTGAGACTAGGGAGAAGATACTTGCTCTAGTCAAGGAGATTGATGCCGTGTACAAGCAGCACGTACGTAAACCAACAGGCATAGTGTGTGACATATGCGGCAGGGGTGATACCGATACCCTCCGTAAAGTCAAGGATGTTGTTAGTGGGTTTGCGCACAGGGAACATACGTCACCACGCTTGTGCTATAGACACGCTTGTGGTTGGAACAAGGTATACATGAGGCGTGAGACCGACAAGAAGTTTCAACTGCTTGGTTTGAAGAGGATGGTATTTGAGGACGTGTGTGAAATGGCAAGGACTGTGTTTGATGAACCTGTCATGCCTGATGAAGAAATTGATTTGCACTTTGCGCAGTACCTTGCCAACCAACTTATGAAATCCCTAACAACTAACGGTGCATAACATGGATTTAATTACAGTAGATTTTGAAACGTATTACGACCGCGACTATTCGCTGTCTAAGATCACAACGGAAGAGTACATACGCTCTGACCTCTTTGAAGTCATTGGCGTATCTGTGAAAGTTAACAACCAAGAAACGGAGTGGGCAAGTGGTACGCATACACAACTTAAACGGTGGCTTCAGGACAGTTTTGATTGGAAGAACTATCTTGTCTTGGCACACAACACCCTTTTTGATGGGGCTATATTATCTTGGCGCTTCGGTATTGAGCCTCGTGGGTGGCTTGATACTCTGTGCATGGGCCGTGCCGTTCACGGTGTGGAGGTTGGCGGTTCGCTTAAAGCGTTGGCTGAAAGGTATAGGCTGGGGGAGAAGGGTACGGAGGTGGTCAATGCGCTTGGGAAGAGGTTGGTAGACTTCACCGAGGAAGAGCTTGCGCGGTATGGCGACTACTGTATTAACGACGTAGAGCTTACATACAACTTGTTCCACAAGATGGCTAAGTCATTCCCCAAGCAAGAGCTTAAGGTGATTGATCAGACCCTGCGTATGTTTATTGACCCTGTACTTGAGCTAGACGGTGACATGCTACAGCAACACCTCATCGGCATTAAGAAGATGAAGGACGACCTACTAGCACTGTCAGGTGTAGATAAGGCAGAGTTGATGAGCAATGACAAGTTTGCGGAGTTGTTGCGCTCGTGTGGAGTTGAGCCCCCTATGAAGGAGAGCCCTGCCACGGGTAAGCAGACCTACGCATTCGCTAAGAGTGATGAAGAGTTCAAAGCCCTCGCAGAACACGACGACCCCAAGGTGCAAGCCCTTGTATCCGCACGGCTAGGTACGAAATCGACACTTGAAGAGACACGTACGCAACGGTTCATTGACATATCAAAGCGCGGTAGTTTGCCTGTACCGATCCGTTACTACGCCGCACACACCGGACGGTTTGGTGGTGATGACAAGATCAACATGCAAAACTTGCCAAGCCGTGGCAACAACGCCAACAAGCTGAAGAAGTCAATCATTGCGCCCGAGGGCTACACCATCATTGATGCGGACTCTGCACAGATTGAGGCGCGGGTGCTGGCATGGTTGGCGGGGCAAGATGACTTGGTAACAGCTTTTGCTGAGGGTAAGGACGTGTACAAGAAGATGGCTTCGGCTATCTACGGCAAGCCCGAGTTCGAGATCAGCAAGGAAGAGCGGTTCGTGGGTAAGACCACGATTCTTGGCGCAGGGTACGGCATGGGTGCAGTGAAGTTCCAAGCCCAACTTAAGACTATGGGTGTCGAGGTGGATGCAGACGAGGCTAAACGCATCGTTGACATTTACCGACGCACTAATGATGCTGTGGTCAGGTTGTGGCGTCAGGCGCAGAACGCTCTTGTAAATATGTCACGGGGAGATCACGCACCACTTGGACGTGCAGGCGTACTTGAAGTGATACCTAGTGAGACAGCGATACGGTTGCCGTCAGGGTTACTGATGCGGTACGACGACTTGAAGTTTGACCAGACCGAGAAGGGTGTGGAGTTTCATTACAAAATACGCAAGGGTCGCGCCCGTATATACGGCGGTAAGGTGATTGAGAATGCCTGTCAGGCGATAGCAAGGTGTATCATAGCTGAGCAGATGCTGAAGATTGGTAGGCGGTACAAGGTTGTGCTAACAGTACATGACGCGATTGCTGTATGTGTACCCGACGCGGAAGTTGTACCTGCAACGCAGTACGTTGAAGAGTGCATGCGGTGGGTGCCTGAGTGGGCGACAGGGTTACCAGTTAATTGTGAGTCGGGCAGTGGCAAATCTTATGGAGATTGTTAACCATGAAAGCAGAACACATTGAGAGGTTGGGGCATGCGATTGATTCGCTGACCAAAGCCGCTGAGTTGTTAGAGGCTAGCGCCAAGGGGCGGGGCAACCCGATAGTTCAGCGGAGGATGGCAGAAGAGTTGGGATCAGTAATTTTATTTTTACAGGAGTTAGAAAATGAGAATTGAATCAGTAAGTCACAAACCACCAGTAGAGCCAATCAAACGCATCGAGGCTGATGAAAAGAAAGCGGCTGAGGTCAAGGTACAGCAAGAAGCTAAGCCCGAGAAGGCTGAGAAAGCTCCTGAGCCAAAGCGCGACCCCGAGCGGATTCTGTCCGAACGCGCGTGAAGCTGAAAGAAGCTGCCGAACTAGCGCTTAAGGCGCTAGAGGTTGTGCGGGAGTTTAACAAGCTCCCGTCATTCGATGAGGGTTTTGTGGACAACGCTATTGACGCACTCCGCGATGCCCTCGCTAACAGAGTTGAGGAGGAGCAATACAGTGACATGTGATGAACACGTTTGGGTGGATGTAAGTGCTAACCGTTCATCGGAATGGGCGTGTAGCAAATGTAAGAAACTTTATACCCAAGTCAAGCCCAGTACAGCCGCCAGCAAAGGGCCGTGGGAAGGGCTTAGAGAGAAAGACATTTCGGACATCCTAGAAGATGTACGCAAGCAAACGAACGGTAATGTTTACTTAACGTTTGCCCGAGCAATCGAGAACGAATTGAGAAGAAGGAATAGCTAGAAGAGTAACGAGTGGCCTTTATGATGGATTTTTTAGGAGATATTATGAGTATCGAGTCCATCTTAAACTCTTTAAATGGTTTACGAACGTCACGAACGCTATCTGTCAAGGAGAAGCAGGAAGTGATTGAAGCCATCAAAAGGTTGGAGGCCATGCAAGCAGCTATTGATCGCGTAGAACGTGAATATGAACTTGACAAGGAGACCACATGATTATCGAAGCTATTAAATTTGCCATTGAAGCCATCAAGCTAGAGCTTGATGCAACTACCCCTATGCAGTTGAGCGAGTCCACAGAAGCGCTGTGCCATGCCAAGGACGTACTACAACATGCTTTGTCGTATGCGTATAAAAATGGATGGAAAGACCTGACTGACGAAGAGAGCATGTCCTTGATGCTTGACAAGAAAGACGCGCCGTTTGACCTAGTGGCGGCGGTGCAAGAGCGACTGCGGGAGAAGAACGCATGACACAAGATGAAATCATTGAGATAGCGATACAAGCAGCCGCCAAAGAGCGCGAAATTTGGGAACGAAGAGTTGCAAGACTACAAAGCTTAATGGATTTACGAGAGCAACAACCAAATAAACCTTGTTGCATTGCCGAGCGTGAGGCCTGTGCAAAGTTGGCTGACGAATACGCTGACGGGCCTGAACGCAACTACTCTGAGATCATTGCGGATGCCATCCGAGCAAGAGGTGAAGCATGACATGGGATGAATACAACCTACTATTCCACAAGCAACAGCTAAACCTTGTTGCGTTTAAACGTTTAATGGATTGTGACGAAGAGGTTTTGCGGTTAGTTAACAGTGCAATCGAAGCCGAGCGCGAGGCCTGTGCTGAAATTTGCAAGAAACATGCTGATGTGTATGCTGGGCTTGAACAAAACCCGACGGCAAAATCAGCATGGGCGGCTTGTATTGACAATCTTGATGCTATCAAAGCAAGGGGACAAGCATGATTGAGCACGATGTTATTGTTACCTTAACCCCTGAAGACATTGATTTGTACGACCGCGCCCGAGCAATCAACCTGCCGACAATTGTGGTGTCGATGTATGGGGACAAAATAAAAATGCTACTTGACGAGGAGCGCGAAGCCTGTGCAAAGTTGTGCGAAGAAACCGATGACGGTACACCATACAACTTGGCTAAAGAGTGCGCCGCCGCCATCCGAGCAAGGGGACAAGCATGAACAACGAGACACAAAGAATCATGGAAGCACTGATGCTGATTTACGGCAGTGACTTGCAAGCCGCAACGATAACGGTGCTACTAAAAGATGGCGACACTGCTGTGCGCTTTATTACGCAAACTTTGCCACAAAAGGAGACGGGCAAACATGACTGACGCAGAAACAAAACGCAAGAAGCCCAAAGAGATCAAGTGGAACGAGTGGTGGCCTTTCACACGCGCCACTGGGGATGCGTTACGACAACTTAACCGTAAGCAACCTAAACCACAACTTGATGTACCGGAGGCACTGCTATGACTGACGCAATGAGGGCACTCCACGAGACTTCTGAAATGCTGAAGGATGTTCTTAATCAGATTAACGAACTTGTGGCAGAGAACAAAGCGCTGAAGAAAGCCGCACTAAGAGCGGAAAGTACACGCCCTTGGTCAGGGCTAACCGCTGATGAAGTGACGGAGTTTGCGAAGACTTTAAAGAAGGGCAACTTCATTGTGGGGATACAGAACATCGAGGCTAAGTTGCGGGAGTTGAACACATGAATGAAGATGAAGTCATTGAAACCAAGGCCGCATGGGGCAAAACATTTGTTGAAATCATTGACCCTACAAAAGAGAACCATGTCATTCGAACTTACTTTGAACGGCCTCAGCGCCCTTTATGCCCTGAATGCAAAGCAGAAATTCTTTATGAGTGCGTTGCTTGTAGTCGCAACAATTACCCACCACAGCGCACATGGGTAAGGCTGACAGACAAAGAGATTGAAGAGTGCTGGGACGGCGACCTATCACCCTATCAGATGCAATGCATTAGGGAGATCGAGGCTAAGTTGCGGGAGTTGAACACATGAGATACGAGCAATCCAAACCGCTTGTCGAAGAACTGATGAACATCGCTGTGCTATACCACGCAAGCCCCAGCCTGTTGCGCCAAAAGGTTGCCGAAGCCATTGATAAACACATTCCCGAACTCGATCCCGCTTGCATGGAGCGTGGCTGCTCTTGCATCGACACATTCAAGGAGAAGAACACATGATTGAAATCTTTTTACTATTAGCACTTGGCGGCGTGACCTTAGCGCTGTCTGTGTACATCACCATCAAATTATTTTTAGCGGAATCTAACGATGACAATTAAGATACCGGCATGGTCGTTTTCGTCGATCAAGACGTTTGAACAATGCCCAAAGAAGTTCTACCACCTGAAGGTAGCTAAAGACTTCCAAGAAGATCAGAACGCAGAGCACCTTACATACGGCACCGCCTTTCATGAGGCGGCTGAACTTTACATACGCGACAACACCCCACTGCCCCCACAGTTCACATACGCTAAGAGTTCATTGGATAACCTCAAGGTGAGGCCGGGCCGTAAGCTATGTGAGTACGAGATGGGGCTGACTGAAAACTTAGAGCCTTGTGGGTTTAAGGATTCAGATGTTTGGTGGCGAGGTATTGCTGACTTGATCATCCTTGAAGACGACGGCACTGCACGAGTAGTGGACTACAAGACCGGAAAGAGTGCTAAGTACGCAGACACTGGGCAACTTGAGATGATGGCACTTGCGGTGTTCAAGCACTTCCCCGAGGTCAAGCGGGTTAAGGCTGGGCTGTTGTTTGTTATTGCTCAGCAGTTCCCCAAGGCGAGCTACGATAGATCAGATGAACCCAAGCTATGGGAGAAATGGTTACGAGATCACGGTCGCATGAAAAGAGCTTATGAGACAGACGTGTGGAACCCTAAAACGTCTGGGCTTTGCAAAAAGCATTGCGTTGTTTTATCATGCCAACACAACGGAAGGAGTTAGTAATGCCCAAAGGTAAGCCCGTACGTAACACGCGAGTGTGCCCCACTTGTGAGGTTAAGTTCGCGGCTACCAATAACAACCACAAGTACTGTTCTCGGGTATGCCGACCTATTACAGCGTCAGGTTTAACGGAGCGGCAATACGAGCGGGTAAGTGGTAATTGGGTACGGTACTTTAATAGGCTATGCACCCGCAGTTTCAAACGGGAAGGGTTAACCACTGACATGATGATGCGGCTTCTTACTACTCAAGACGGGAAGTGCGCCTTATCAGGCATTGAGTTGACATGTGCTTTGCAGAAGGGGGTTGTGAGTAAAACCAACGCTAGCATTGACCGAATTGACCCTAAAGGTACGTATACGCTGGATAATGTGCAACTGGTGTGCGCGGCGCTTAACAAGTTCCGTATTGACACACCACTTGGCGAATTTATTGATTGGTGCAGAAAGGTGGCAGATCATGCCTTATACAAAAAGTCCTAGACCCTATCGTCACGAGTACGAAATGCAGAAGAAACGTGGTGAGCTTGACGAACGTATGGAACGTCAACGTGCCCGTCGAAAAGTTGATGCCAGTTCCCCCGACAAAAACGGAAACGGTACAGCCGACAAGCGTGAAGGCAAAGACATTGACCACATAAAGATGTTATCCAAGGGTGGGTCTAATAAGGACGGGCTGCGCATCATTACCCCTGCAAAGAACCGTGCAAGGAACGGCCATAGCGTAAAAGAAAAAGGCGGAAAAAAATCCGCTTGACGTGCTCTGCGCGTTGGGTTAGATTAGAAGTTCGATAGCAGCGAGAGCGAGTGGGACACCACTTCGCTCCGTTAAGCCGTCTGCACCGGAGAACGAATTGGAAATAATTGATAACAAGGCGCTGTTGCTGACGCTGCGTAACCCGCACCGCATCACAACGGTAATCCCTAAGAGCAAAGTGCTGCCTAACAATCAGGTGCTAGTGCATTGGGGCTTAGACGAGGCACAAGTCCTCAGAAATCTACGTGTAAAAAACGTGCCATCACCCATCATGGGACGCTACGACTGGCCCGGCCAGTTCAAGCCGTTTGACCATCAGAAAACAACCTCCGCATTCCTCACTATGAACCGCCGTGCGTTTTGTTTGAACGAGCAAGGCACAGGCAAAACGGGCTCAGTCATTTGGGCGGCAGACTATTTACTCAAGCAAAAGCGCGTCAATCGGGTGCTGGTGATATGCCCCCTGTCCATTATGGATTCCGCATGGAGGGCTGACCTATTTAAATTTGCTATGCACCGCTCTGTTGACATCGCATACGGGGCCAAGGACAAGCGCAAGGCCATCATCAACGGCAACTCAGAGTTTGTGATCATCAACTATGACGGCGTAGAAATCGTAGCCGAGGACATTGCCAATGGCGGGTTTGACTTGATTGTGATCGACGAGGCAAACGCCTATAAGAACGTACAGACTAAACGCTGGAAGGTGCTCAACTCCCTTGTCAAGGCAGATACATGGCTTTGGATGATGACAGGCACCCCCGCTGCGCAGTCCCCTCTCGATGCGTATGGGCTGGCTAAGCTGGTCAACCCGAACGGAGTACCTAAATACTTCACATCCTACCGCGATCAAGTCATGCTGAAGCTGACTAACTTCAAATGGATAGCCAAAGAGACTGCTACCAAAACAGTGTACGAGGCACTGCAACCCGCCATTCGATACACCAAGGACGAGTGCCTTGACTTGCCCGAGATGACATACACCAAACGGCGCGTCGAATTAACCAAGCAACAAGAACGCTACTACACCATGCTCAAGAGCAGAATGGTAGTTCAGGCCGCAGGGGAAGAGATCACGTCGGTCAACGCCGCAGTGAACATGTCCAAGCTCCTGCAAATATCTTGTGGCGCGGTGTACTCCGATTCGGGTGAAACCTTAGAGTTTGACATCAAGAACAGATACAACGTGCTCACCGAAGTGATTGACGAATCCAGCCAAAAGGTATTGGTATTTGTACCGTTCAAGCATGTCATCAGCATCTTGCACGAGAAACTTAACGCCGACGGGTACACCACCGAAGTGATTAGTGGGGACGTGCCAGTCAACAAACGCACGGACATATTTAAACGATTCCAAGAATCACCCAACCCGAGAGTGCTGGTGATTCAGCCCCAATCTGCTGCCCATGGCGTAACACTTACCGCAGCGAACACGGTTGTATGGTGGGGGCCAACATCCAGCTTGGAAACATACGCCCAAGCTAATGCACGGGTACACCGCTCCGGCCAACGACACCCATCTACAGTAGTGCAGCTCGCGGGGTCTGGTGTAGAAAGACACGTTTACAACTTATTAGATAACAAAATTGATGTTCACTCAAAAATAGTTGATCTTTACAAAGAAATACTTGCGTAAGTTAAAAACTGCTACTATAATAAACACCTCACTAACCAACGGAGAGAACGAAGTGGAAGATAACACCGACGATAAAATGCGCCGTGCAGAAGAGTTGATTAAATCTGCCAAAGTTTTAGGGGATCTGGACACCGCCATAAAACAGGCGGTACGTAGAGTTTCAGCCGATGGTGGGGTTACCCCTCCGTTAATTCTTACCGCGCTGTCTAGGCTTTTGGCGGACGCAGCGTCTGCTTACGGCGTACCCCTTGAGAACTACATGCAACAGGCTAAACAGGCATATGGGCTGGCTATCGCGCTTAACAGTGTAGAAGATGGAGGCGCAGATGACTGGTACGTCTGATACAACCGTGCCTCCCGAAACCCTAGTTAAGGTTTACCTCAAGATGAGGGCTAAGCACGATGAGATGCGCGTCGCCTACGAGACTGAAGAGAAAAAGCTCAAAGCTCAGATGGACAAAGTGAAGTTTGCCCTTTTGGCGTTCTGCAAGGAGCAAAACGTGGACAGCGTACGTACTGGCGAAGGCTTGTTCTACCGCACTGTCAAAACAAACTACTGGACAAACGACTGGGAGTCCATGCACAAGTTCATCGTTGAACACAACGCGCCGCAACTACTGCATGAGCGCATACACCAAACAAACCTCAAAGAGTTCCTTGAGGCCAACCCTGACACGCTACCACCGGGACTCAACGTGGACAGCGAATACACCATAACCGTGCGGAGGAAGTAATGGACGAGCCATACGTGCCAATAGAAGAGTTGGCAAAACATCTGTCGGTTTCGGTATCGACTATACGTTCTTGGATACGGCAAGGCCATATCACTAAGGATACGTATTTGAAGATTGGTAACACATACCGCTTCAATGTATCCAAAGTTGTAGCGGCTTTAGCCAATGCAGACGAGAACGTTGAAGAGACGCCGGAAGCGCCGGAGGGAGCAGGTAATAGCGCCCCCAAAACCCCAGTTCAGCTTGAATTGGATTTCAATGACCCTAACGAAGATATGTAACAGGAGAAACGAAGATGAGTAACGATATGACCCTTTTTGGTAAGCCTAGTAACGCAGCCCTCGCATTGATGGGCAGCATTGAAGATAACCTGACAAACACCCTTGCTGGTAGCAGTAGCGGTGGTGGTAATCGACGCATCAGTATTGAAGGCGGTGCTTTCCGCGAGTTCGTTAACGGCAAGGAAGTTCGTGTGAGCGAAGAGCGTTCCATGAAGGTAATTCTGATTAACGCTGCCCCCGTGTCCCGTATGTTCTTTGCAGGTACATATGTCAAGGGTCAGAAGATGAAACCCACATGCTGGTCTAGTGATACGCAATCTCCTGACAAAGCAGTACCCGAAGATCAACGCCAAGCTAAGTTCTGCAAAGACTGCAAGCAGCACATCAAGGGTTCCGGTCAAGGAGAAGGCCGCGCTTGCCGCTTCCAGCAACGTATTGCTGTGGCGCTCGATGGTGAGTTGAACAGGGGTGAGGTATATCAAATTACCCTACCATCCACATCCGTGTTTGGTGACGCAGACGGCAAGAAGATGCCCCTGCAAGCGTATGGTCGCCACCTCAAGGCATATAACACCCCTGCGATTTCTGTCCTGACGGAGATGCGTTTTGATATTGACAGCGCAACCCCTAAGCTGGTGTTCAACCCTGTGCGCCCCTTGGAAGACGACGAGTTGGCGATTGCAGTCAAGTTGCAAAACCACCCCGACACCATTAAGGCGATCACATTGAACGTGTCTCAGATGGACGGTGTAATCCCTGCACCCAAAGCTGCCCTGCCCATGGGTGAGTTGATGCGGACTGAAGACGCCCCTGCATACGAGAAGGTCGTTGCCAAGGTCGCGCCGAAACCAGCCGCCCCCGTGGACATTGAAGACGTAGCCGAGCCGATTAAGGTTACGAAGAAAGCCGCACCTGTGGTGGAAGAGAAGTCTGATTTGAGCGACATAGTTGGCGATTGGGACGACTGATTCTTTTTAGGGGTGGGGTCGCTCCCCACCCTTTCTTTTCAGTCATCTCTTTAACCTTAACTATTGGCGGCTATGGAAACAAAAACATTTCTGGAGTCGGTACTGGGGGGCGAAGGTTTCTACTGCGTCTGGGCTAATCGGCTATCCGATGAACGCAAGATTCAGAAGTTTTACACCGACCTCGATACCGCCGTCCATGCTGCGCACAATCTAAACGCAGAAGGGTTTGACGCTTATTTTGCATTGGGTACTTTTGAAGAGGCTGGATCTCGCAAGGCACCTAACGTAAAGCAGCTTAAGTCATTCTTCTTAGACATAGACTGTGGGCCAAATAAAGACTACGCGACACAGGCAGAAGCCCTAGGCGCGTTACGAATATTCTGTAAAGAACTAAAACTACCACGCCCGACGCTTATAAATTCCGGTCGTGGGATACACGTGTATTGGCCGCTAACCACCCCTGTAGCTAGGGAAACTTGGGTGCATGTTGCCGAACAATTTAAGCGGCTGTGCAAGTCCAAAGGATTACGGATAGACCCTGCTGTGCCAGCGGATGCGGCCCGTGTGCTACGAGTACCCAATACAAGTAACCACAAGTCTAACCCTCCGGCACCTGTCGTATTGGTTGGGGAGCCCGGTATACCCGTAGACTTTGACACGTTCTGTAGCATCATAGGGGACGACGCAACGGTGATGACCCCACCTAGGAAGTACGTACCTAGACAGCAGGATGCAATGATGCAAGCCCTGTCGGGTAGCTACATCAGCAAGTTCAAGACCATTTTGGTCAAGACCGTTGCGGGTACTGGGTGTGAACAACTTAAGGAAGTAATCAACAACCAAACAAACATATCAGAGCCCTTGTGGAGGGCTGGGTTGTCGATAGCTAAATTTTGTGTTGATGGCGGTAAAGCAATCCATAAGATCTCATCGAAGCATCCTGAGTACACATTTGAGAGCACCGAGCAGAAGGTAGACCTGATCAAAGGCCCGTACTTGTGCAGCAGGTTTGACGAGTACCGTGGGGGTGTTTGTAGTGAGTGTCCGCACTGGGGCAAGATCAGTTCTCCTATAGCCCTCGGAAGAGAAGTTCAGGAAGCTGAAGAGTCAGACAACTTAGTTTTTGAAAAACCCTTGGGCGTACCGGCGGCTACCCCCCGTGCATACGTGATACCCAAGTACCCACACCCGTTTTTTAGGGGTAAAAACGGTGGCGTGTTCAAGCACGGTAAAGACGAGGAAGGGGAAGACAAAGACCAACTGATTTACTTCAACGATCTTTATGTCATCCGGCGCGTAGTTGACCCTGAGATTGGGGAGTCTGTGGTGATGCGGTTGCACCTCCCTCGTGATGGTGTTCGAGAATTTATGGTGCCCCTCACCGCAGTGGGTACAAAAGACGAATTTCGCAAGCTACTTGCCTCACAAGGCGTGGCTGTTCTTAACGTACAAGAACTTATGGAGTACACAATGAAATGGGTTAATGAGTTGCAGTTCACCTCCGAGGCGGACGAAGCATGCCGACAGTTTGGATGGAAAGACAAATCCCACGAGTCGTTTGTTGTTGGCAACATGGAAATTTTTAAAGACCGAGTGGACATAAGTTCACCCTCTTCTGCCACCGTAGGGCTGTTCCCGATCTTTAAGACTAAGGGTACGCTGGAGAAGTGGAAAGAAACCATGCAGTTTTACAACCAGCCGAATATGGAGTTGCACCAGTTCATGTTTGGATTGTCGTTGGGTTCTGTCTTAATGGAGTTTCAGCCTATCAACGCTGCCGCTTTCCATGCATGGAGTAAGGGTTCCGGTTTGGGCAAGACCACGGCGATGTACGCAGGTGCATCCGTTTGGGGCGATCCCGATCTGTTGGTCATGCAGGAGCGAGACACGTTCAATTCAAAAATGAATCGTGCCGAGGTGTATAAGAACATCGTCTGCTACATGGACGAGATGACCAACACTAGCCCAAAAGACTTGTCGGACTGGGCGTACCAAATTCCTAGTGGCTTGCAGCGTAATCGTATGGGGCCAAAGGGTAACGTAGAGCGCGTTCGAGGCAAGCCTTGGAAGACTTTGTTTGGCACAACGGGTAACACCTCAATGCTAGAGCGTATCGCACTGTACAAAGCACTGCCACAAGCCGAAGCCCAGCGGGTACTTGAATGCCGTGTTGAGCCCGTTAAGTTTGCAACCAAGGCTGAGACCGACGTATTTAGCGCCGCTATAAAAGACAACTACGGGCATGCTGGTGTGATTTTCGTACAGTACATCCTGAATAATTTGGATGCAGTTAACGAACTTACCAAGGCGGTACAGAAGAGACTGGATACAGAATCGCAGCTTTCCGCTGAAAACAGGTATTGGTCTGCTTTGGCCTCACGTGATATTGCAGCGTTGATGGTAGCTAAAAAGGCGGGACTGATTGATTGGAAAATTGCGCCGATTGTGCAGTGGATTATCAAAGTTATGGCCGATGCCAAAGCTATGGTTAGCGAGATGAACGTGAGTGTTGAGTCCCAACTGACCGACTACATGGCAGAAAACTACAACAACATGCTCCGTATTAAGTCAACTGATGACTCAAGAACTACCGCTGGCATGCTGGATCACCTCGTGCAACCAGACGGCGTACCGCGAAGCCAACTCGTAGCGCGGTATGAATACGACGTTAAGAAGCTGTACTTGCTGGTTAAGCCGTTGAAAGAGTGGTGCGGCAAGCAGCAGATCAACTATGCAGGGTTTGTGGACGGTCTTAAGACGGGGGGTACAAAGGCGATTAAGACCAAAGCTAGGCTTGGCAAAGGCACCCGTGTAAACCTGCCCCCGACCGACGTTTTAATACTGGACTGCACAGGGTTTTTGAACGATGAAACTGAGCAAATTATGGCGACAACCGCCGCGCTGTTCGAAAAACAGGATTAGGATTAACGACATCGCACCCGATGGGGTGCGGATTGTTGTCCGTTGGGATGAGTTTCCGGTGGACTCTTCGGTGTTCATCCCCTGCATAAACACGCTGGAACTTGTGCGGCAAGTACACGAGCTAACAAGTGAGTGGGGGTGGGTTATGCACTACAGGCCCGGTATTGATAAAGGGCGCTGGGGGGTTCGCATTTGGCGGCGGCTGTGATACTATCCGCTTGACAGTCTCCCTGTCTTCGTTCTCCTTGGAAAAGGATTTAACCCCTGCCGTAAAAAGCAGGGGTTTTTTTAATCCTCGTCAAACTCCGAAGCGTTCTGCAATAGCTCGTTGCGCATACCCTTGCTGAAGGTAACGCCGTGGTACATAGACTGAGTTGTTCTCATGTGCTGAGCCATAGAATTCTGCACCGTCTTAGCTGTAATCGCATATCCGGGGTGGGCACGGTTGAACTTCATCATGTCCTCCATGGCATCAGCCATCCCATCAGTATCCCCGACCCGTGCAGCAATGTAGTAGTCGCGCAACGCCTTGGTGCGTTGTGTAGCGGCGCGTCGGTCGATGTTCTTTAGGGAAGCGTTGATCTCTAGCTGACGGGTGTATTCGGCGGGGGCAAACCCAAAGAATTGCGCCGCTGCATTAGATGTTGACATCTCACCGGTAATGGGGTCTCCACGCAGTGTGTTGGCACCTTCTGTGGCAAACCGGATACCTTTCATACCGTTGGCGATACCTGCGGGAAGCATGCGCTCCAAACCACGTTCGGTGTCACCCTCGTTAATCATCTTAACGCCTTGCTGTATCCGATCAGCAACACCGTAAACCGGGCCACCCATAAGCTGCATAAAGGCCAACATTGCGTTGTCTTGCTCTTTATATCCCGTGCTGCTAATCAGCAGGTCAGACAAGCCGATACGGTTGGAGATGGCACTGCCGGTCAGGTAGTTGACTGCGCCGTTGAACAGACCCTCACCAAGATACTTGCGTGCAGCGGTCTCGGCATCGTCCTCGTCATCACCCTTGAACAAGTTATATACAGCAGCCAAGATGCCAAACATTGGCAGACCCTGCACCCCAGCCATCATTCCTGCGGAGGCATAAATACCCACGATTTGCCGCATAGCAGCGTCGCGTACTTGCTTGTCCTCAGACTTCATAGCTTCCCGGGCCGTCTTGAACATCATGTAATACATGGAAACACCGTACCGCTTGTACATGAACAAGACCTTGCCCAGCGAGTTCTTTGCCAGCAGCGGGGCACTACCTGCGGATGCGCCACCGTTCATCAACTCAGTAATCTCCACGGCGCGTTTGGCCGCTTCGGTGCGTGAGGCGCTGTTGATATCTTCACCGGCTTTAGCCATGCGCTCAAGCTCAAGCTTGTAAGAAGCAATCAGCGAAACCTGACGATTCATACGCTCGCCATGGTGGAAGATAAACCCAGACCATGCGTTTACACGGTTAAGTACAGTGGACTTCTCGTCCATGTCTAGAATGTCGTGCGTCAATGACCGGCTAAGTAAGCCGTAGTCCGCTGCAACTTCAGATAATTCTTTTAGTTGCTTAACATCTTCTGGAACCCCCTTGGCATCAAAGTCGTAATTGTCCAAAGAGAAGCTGGCTTTCAGTTCGATCTTGGACTTGCCGTCAGCGGTAGGTACAGTCATCTCGGCGTTGCGTTTGAGGCCGCTGCCGAAAAACAAACGGGTTGCTGAACCTATGGCTTTAGTCGTTTCGGAGTAGCCGTACTTACCGCCGAGGTAAGGCACCATCACCAGTGGGACTTGCGACAAGTTGACGACCGCAGACGATACGTTAAAACCCAATGTCCAACCAAAAGCTGTGGAGGTCAGAGCCTTTGACCAAGGTGCAATTTCAGGACTTACCAATGTCTTGATGTGACCGTTCAGTTCGTCGGCCATAGCACGGGCGGGTTCAGTAGTATTCTTTGTTTTGACGTGTTCCTCAATCTCATCGCGCAGTTGGTACATCTTGTTACCGTATTCAAGATTAGCCATCTGGTGGGCCATGCCCATAGACCGGGTATAGAACGTGGCGGTTGCATCAAAGTTAAAACCGGGCGTGTTCTTACGTTTACGGAACGCCTGTGCAAACGACGACTCCGGCATCATGTTTAGGAAAGTGCGCATGATCTCGTCGGTTACTTCGGGATCAACTTTGTTAGCGTCTAGCGTACGCAACACAGAATTTACAAACGATGTTGACGGCGCATCTTTATACGTCCGCTTGGAATCACCACTCTTAAATCTCTGCACGTTCTTAGCCGTGCCGTCGGCTTCCAGCGCCTTTATTGCCCGTTCACGATCAACCGAATTCTCATAGTGCTCGACGTAGTGCTCCCCTTTAAGGTCGTATGAGAGGCGGTAGTCGCCGGAACGTGATAGTGGGAAGTACGGTTCGATCTTGCCTTTAGCCATAAGGCGCTGGTAAATCTCAGCTTTAAGTTTCTTGGCGTCTTCTTTGTCTTTTACGGAAGAGTCAACCCTAGCAAGCAACAAGTCAACTAACTCGCCATAAGTCTTGGCGTACGTGTCACGCATCTGCTTGTAAGCACTCTGCCCCTCGGGGCCAAGCTTGTTCCACTTAGGTTGCAGGTCGTCCCACACTTTTTGCTTGTCTGCGCCGCTTTCGGACTGCTGGCCTTTGTAGTCAGCGCGGGGCTTAGATGGGTCAACCTGCTCCAACGTGCTGTTAGCAATAACGTCGTTTAACGTAGCTTCTTTCTCGGGGTTGCCTTTAATCCAGTTCTGGATGTTTTTCATGGTAGCTTGCGCAGCTTGCTTGCGCTTATCGACCGCGCCACTCCAAAGCTTTTCCAACTCGGATAGTTTAGGGGCCATGGGGATATCTTTTTTGGCGACCTCTGTTAGCGCGTTTAGCGGCAAGCTACGAAGCACGATTTTTTTAGTGGCTGAAGGTACTCCTTCACGGAACAACTCGTAGATACCACTAACAATCTTGTTGTCCATCGCTGGTAGCGAGAGGATTCGGTCGTCCAAAGACTTGAAAACTGCGGAACTCTTACCCAATAAGGATGCCGCAAATAGCGACCCCGCATCGCGGTACTCAGGTGCAGGGGACAGGATAGCGTTGGTCAACGAGTCGGAAGCGTCGAGCGCCGTATCCATACTCTTTGTTCCAGTACCCATGAGGGTACGCATGAAATTCCTAATAGCGTGCATGAACCGACGCAACGCAGTAATGGGTTCACCCTTGGGGTTAATCCCTGCCAACTTCTGTTGGAACTCTGGATTACTGAAAGCTTCGGCAACGAACTCGTCCAGAGACTGCGCACCGTACGCCGTGTCTAGTGAGTCTTTGACATTGTTGTAAAGCTCTGTAAGTTGTTTAGTCACTGGGTGTGACTTGTTATCTAGCACATGTGAGGTGGCGGCGTGTACAACTTCATGTAATAGCACGTGATTATTTAAACCCGCACCCGCGTCTAGCGTAATAGTGTCTGTCTTGGGATCGTACAGACCTGCAACGGGGTTACCCGCATCGTTCTTCAAACCTGCAACCAGTTTGACTTTAGTCTTGCCGATTGCGTCGGACAACTTTTTAGCAGCCGTAGATGCACGGCCAAGGTTTTGCGAACCCAGCATAGTCAGAGCGCCGCGCAGATCACCGGCCTCCAACGCCTTACGGATGGCAGGGTGCAAAGGCATACTTAGGGTCGCCGCATCTTTTGCAAGCTCTAGAACATCGCCGTTGAATTGCTCAGAAGTAGCACGGGCCAACTCTTGTTGTGCGCTGAATTGCGCAGTGCCACGACGCACCGCATTTTCGGATGCGCCAAAGTGCTCGGCCATTTTTCCTGCAAGTGCTTTCTTGTCTGCCGTCGTCAGGGATTCGTAAAACGCCTTGGCATACTTACCACCGCTCAACGGCACGATAGAAGTTGTACCTTCACGCCCGAATGCAACCTCGGGTATTTGGCCGTTGCGAAGCTGTGCATTAATGTCGTTGAGCGTGTCAATGCGGGTAAGCAGTTTGAACTTCTCAAACATGGCTATGTACATGTCATACGCCAAATAGTCAAGCGCATCCGACCGGCTTTCAGCCTCCATCACTTGACCGTACGCACCGAAACTTGCGTTAGATTGGGCCTTCTCGGGTTTGGCTGTCGACTTAGCTTCAGGCTTAGCTTCGGCCTTAACTTCCGGCTTGGCTTCGGCCTTGGTTTCTGGCTTGGCCTTCTCGACCTTCGGCGCTGCCTTGACTTCCGGTTTAGCCTCGGGCTTAGCTTCGGCCTTCGGCTCGGCCTTCTTCAGTGCACTCGGCTCCACGCTTGCTCGTACTCCAGAGACATTAGCAGGTTTCCCACTACTTCCCAATCCAGCGGACTTAGGTGCTTTAGGCTGTTCGGTATCGGCAGAAACTCCAGCACGCTTGTCTTCCCCTCCGCTAACTTTACTACCTGCATCGCTAGTTCTAGTTCCTCCAGCGACATTTCCTGTGTCCGTACCACGTCCTCGTGCGACAGGTTCTTTGGCGGCTGGCTTTGCTGGGGTCGCATCTTTCTTACCTTCCTTAGTGGTGTTAGTGGGTGTAGTGGGTGTAGCCGGTACAAACATATCGCCTTGCTTAGCAAGTCCGCCAAATGCTCGCATAGCTAGGTTTTCAACTGCGTCCTTAGTCGATGCGGATAGGCTAGCGTTAGTACGTATACGGCCAAAAATATTTGCAACTATGGGCTGCTGAGCGGCATCAGCCATGTCCATGTTCAGTAACTGCTTATAGAACCCCGACTGCTTTGGTAGCCCAGCGCTAGCCAACACCTCGGGTGTAAGCACCGTATCGAATTGTTTATCTTGATCTTCTTGGAGTGCAAGCTCTTCTTTAGAGAACGCTTGGGGTGCGGCACCCTTCGGCTTACCCATGCCCGGGAAACCCACCTGTTCAGGTACACGCTGTGACTTCTTTTCAGGAATAAGGGACTCGATTGCTTTAAGTTGTCCTTCGGGCTGTTTAATTACCGGCAGGGTTTCAAACACGGGTGCCTCTGCCAGCCGAATGTCGTAGGCACGGTTGATAAGGTCACGTTCACGGTCAGTGAGGTTGGTGTTGGTGATGCCCTCACGCTTAAGACTCTGTACAAATGCTTTAGGGATGTTCTTAGTGTCTGACTCAACAATTGGCAGTAACAACTCAAGGCGCGTGTCCTGAGTTGTTTTTTCCTGCTTCCTATCTACCTGCCCAGTCAATTCGGCAAGGTCAGACTCAAACTTTAGGCGTGCCTCATCCGCTTTAGCCTTGTCTTGCTTTGCAGCATCGGCCTGCTGCATCTCTTCGATTTGTTGGGTTTCCAACTCGTCGATCATGTCGCGGGTTTGGGTGTCTTGCTTGGGCGCAACTTCTTCCCCCGCCCTAACTTCTTCTACGGCTTTGGGGGATATGCGCCCTTGGCCGGGCACCTCTACAGTACCGTCTTCACGCTCAATTCCCGGCAAGCCAAGCTGCCCCGGCTCTTGCTTTTGTCCGAATGCTTCGGCTAGTGCGGCTTCTTTACCACGACGTGCAAGGTCGCGTTGGTCAGCGGACAAGTTGGCAAGGGGGTCAGAAGTTTGTATGTCTTGTACACGTTGTTGCGCATCTGCTTTTTTCCGCGCCGCATACGCTTCTTGCTGTTCGGTGGTGGTGAGTGTTTCCCCCTCGGGGGTAACCATAGGCGTAGGCGGGGTGTATCCCAACAGTTGTTGCCCAGCAGCAGGTTTTTCGCCCCCCGGTGCAGGGGTTTCTTTGTCCAGCCCCAATGATGCGCGGCGAGCCTTACGGCCCACGGTCATGTCAACAATCAAGCTAGCTAGTGCACCAACTCCAGCGCCGTACGCACCCTCTTCCCCAGAGCCAGCCACAATAGGTTGCTCGGGGTCATACACACCCTTGGCGATCAAGTTCTGGGCTATTTTCTGTGCGGCTTCCGTTGCGCCCTCTATGCCACCACGTGCTAGTGCGGTGCCTACCAGACTCTTAAACGGTTTAATCTGGGGTGCCAGCATGTCCAGCAGACCAGTAGGTGCGCCGAGTAGTGTGGCGGTAGAACGTTCTTCTTTAGTTGCGCCCTTGGCTTCAGCACCCTCACGAGCTTCACCAGCGCCAGCAGCAACACCAAGACCACTAGCGGCAACACGCCCAACTATACCGAGGGGGCCAGCGGCAAAGAACGGTAGGGTTGAACCTAAACCTTCACCTAACTTACGACCGACGGAATCTTCATAACCCGCACTCGCTTCAAATGGTTTTTTGGCAACGCCAGCAATCTCTTTGATTTGTTCCCGCACAGCCTTTTCTGTGTCGTCGGGGAGCAACGCTGCGATACCAGTTCCCGCAGTTTCAAGCAAGCCAATTGCACCGGGGACTACGCCTTTGAACGCCTCTTTGATGTTGCCGCCAACTGTGGGTTTTGGCTTGAGCAACTCCTCGCGTTCGGCACGTAGCTGTTGCAAACGTGCCTCAATGTCTGACTCTTCGGAAGGGGCTGATCGCATGGATTGGGCGATCCGTGCTAACTGTTGGGCAGCTTGCGTGTCACCCGCCGCATCCGCATTCCGCAGTGCGGTCAGCACATTTTGCAAGTCCATGTCACTTACCTTCCGAGTACTTGTTCACCAATGCTTTGTCTTCTGCGGATAGTTTACCGTCCGTTACGCCAAGTTTTTGACGTGCCGATTCAAGCACCGGTTCCAACTCGCTACGAATCTTGGCTTTTTGCTGTTGAAGCTGTAGCTTCGCAGTGTCCAGTTGATTTTTCTGTGCGGGATCCATTTTGCCATTTTGCTCTTGCATGAGCAACATACCGTACTGTTTGGAGAAATCATCATCCAAACGACGTTCAAGTTCTTGGGC